ATGGGGGAGCGTGATCTTCCCCCAAGCATTCGCTATCATTCCGCCATGGCCTACTACGAGAAACGCGGGGATGCCTGGCGCGCCCAGATCCGCCGCAAAGGATACCCAACCCTTTCCGCGACCTTCGACACCAAGGCAGAAGCCCAGCGCTGGGCTGCCGAGGTTGAAGGCGATATGTCGCGTGCGCGATTCGTCGACATACGCGAGGCCGAGAGCACCACCCTGGCCGAGGCCTTGGACCGTTACCTGGCAGAGGTTACCTCTACGAAGAAGGGCGCCCGGCAGGAAGAGGTCCGCATCAAGAAGTGGAAGGAGCACAAGCTGGCCAGCAAGGGCCTGGCTGCTATCCGCTCGAGCGACATGGCCGCGTACCGCGATGCTGAGCTGAAGGAAGGGAAGTCTTCGGCAACCGTCCGGCTCAACCTGGCGGTGATCAGCCACCTCTACACGGTGGCCACCAAGGAGTGGGGCATCGAGGGGCTGACGAACCCGTGCAGGGCGATCCGGATGCCGAAGGGGAGCAAGGAGCGGGATAGGCGGCCGACGCCAGCGGAGCTCGCAGCTCTCTACAAGGCTGCAGGCCAGATGAATGCCCAGCTCCCTGTATTCATTGAGCTGGCGGTGGAGACGGCAATGCGTCGTTCAGAGCTTCTGCTGCTGCGCCGGGACCAGGTGCGTGGGAAGGTGGCGTACCTAGAAGACACCAAGAACGGCGAGCGCCGCGCGGTGCCGCTTTCTTCACGGGCCATGGCCCTTCTTGAGGGGCTGCCCACACCGATCGGTGGTGGCCGGTACTTCAGCCTGGCGCTCAACACAGTCAGCAACTACTTTCCCCGGGCCTGCGTTGCCGCCGGGATCGAAGGTCTACGACTTCACGACTTGCGCCATGAGGCGACTAGTCGTTTCTTCGAGCGTGGCTTCACTATGATGGAAGTCGCGAGTATCACGGGCCACAAGACCCTGGCGATGCTCAAGCGTTATACGCATCTCAGCCCGCAGGACCTCGCCGAAAAGCTCGGCTAGTCATCAGTCGGGGCTATATCATCTACTTTAATCGCCACTCTGTTGACCACAACCAGCTAGCCATTTAAGGTGCGTGAGCCTCAAAGCAGCCGCATCAGAAATTGGAGACTGGTGGTCCAGAAATGAAGAAAAGAAGGGAATCTGATCTCGTCCGCCAGCGAGTTTCGGCTCGTCGATCACTCAATCTGGCGCAATCCCCCCGCCCATACTGCCATGAAAAAACTGGAGCCTCACTCAAGCGGGCCTTTGGGCGGACAATCTTACCTGCTCCAGTTAGCCTTTCATTTTTTGATGAGGCCTACGACCCTTTTGCCACTTTCTTGAAGAAGCTTAGCGCGGCTGCTTCAACTGGCCGGGTTCTGATTGATATGCAACCTGTGAAAAGCGTTAAGACTGCCGCCCTGCTTGTACTTTATGCAACCATCGAGCGTCTTCAAAGCACATGCCAAGATAAACTGATAATTAAGACTACTTGCTGTTCATCAAAAGAAGTCTCAATGGTGTTTCGTACCTACGGGATATGGAATCTAACGAGCGAGTCTCGAACAAGGCCAGCGGCTGGATTTCCAAACTCCCTTTCCATTTGTACAATGTCGAACGAAGCTCATCGGAGAAAAGATCAGACTGAGCTGCGCAAAGTTCTAAAGTACACGCAAAAAGCAATCCTTCAATCGGATATGGATGAGGGCGGCCTCCTAGCCTATAACGCTATAACAGAATCTATTTCGAATGTGTGGCAGCATGCTTACGACGATAGCTTCTTCTCAACGCCAGTTCCTGATGCTCATAAAAACTGGTGGATTATAGTGCAGCATGTAGGTGATCAATTCTTTATTGCTGTTTATGATATGGGGGCCGGCATACCTGCCACCATTAGCAAGAAGCCGTGGGCCGCTGCTATAATTGAGAGTATCTCCGCAATTTTTGATGTTAAGGTAATTTCCTCTCCTGACGCTAAGAGCATCAAAGCAGCAATAGACTACGGGAAGTCTCGTTTCAAACTAGATAATAGAGGCAAGGGCCTGACCGAGGCTAAAGATTTTGTCCAGCGGAACCCTGAAGGTTCTCTGTTGATCTATAGTGGTTTAGGCCACTACGAATATAAAACTCAAGGTGATGACGAAAGCTTGGAGACTCTCAGTTCTCCGTTCTTGGGCACCTTGATTCAGTGGAATTTGATGCTGGAGAAGAAAGATGAAGCCGAAAACCACGATTGACGTGGGTGAAAAATTTTCGGATATGCCGTTCGGTCGAGATGACAAGGACGGAGACTTCAATGGCCTCAGATTTAGGAAGAACTTTTTATTGCCTGCTCTTTCAGAGTATGAACATGTTGAGATAGATCTGACTAATGTACTTGGCTGTCCATCCTCATTTACTGATGAGGCATTTGCAGGTTTAGTGATTTATGAAGGGTTTTCCAAAGAGGAAGTAAATAGACGCCTTTCATTTGTTACTGAGTATCAAAGTATTAAAAAGAACATAGCTAAGTATATTTCAGAGGCGAAGCCCAGGGAAACGTGATGATGTCAGTTATTAAGTTTCTAGCTGAGACTGGCCTGCTTGCCATCTTTCTGATGTTGATTGGCTGGGTTTTTGTCTATAAAAACTCTCGCGCCCTTGCCAAGCAATCTGAAATCAATGCAATGGCTGCGGCGATCGAAAAGACTCTGCAGGAAATTGCGGATGAAAACTATAAATTTTGGAAAGATACTGATGATGATATCAAGGCTCAGTTGGAAAAGAGCAGGATATTCAATGCCTATATTGAATATCGTTGCAATATTGTAGAAAAGAAGATTGGTTTGTTGTTCGATAAGGCGAAGGATTGTTTGAACCCGGCGGTGGAGAGTTCGCCGTTTACAGGTAACTCAATTGACCTGATTGCAAGAATCCGTGATCGTTCCACTATGAACTCCGAAGACGTGTCTGCGGTGCGAGATAGATACGCTCGAATTAGCGCTATCAACAACTTGACGCTGAAGATGTTTTCGGAGATCACTGGGTTTATTATCTTGAGATTTCAGCCTATTGAAGAATGGAAGTTCAGCGACTGATCTCATACGATTATCCCGCTTTCCTGAGCTGCGGCGGATTTTGCCGCTTCCGCCCTGGCTTAACCTTCTGTTGCGCCCCATCTCGGAATTCGCGCAGAAACTTGCGCACGTCCTCCTTCAGCCAGCAGTGCCGGTTGCCCATCTTGAAGCTCTTGGGCAACCATGGCACACCGCGGCGAATCCCTTCCCTGATCGACGCCTCGGTGCGACCCAGCAGCTTGGCCAGACCTTCTACCGTCAGCACCTCGGTTTCTTCGCTCACTCTTTCCTCCCGACCTGACGCGTCAGGTTCTGGTTGTCACGTGAAACTGTCGCGTCAGCAGCCTGCAGATCGGCGATCACCGACTTGATCCCGGCCACATAGCTACCTGGTCGGCCGACAGTCGCCCCAGAGAGGCGATCAATCACTACCTCGACCGGAGATCCCCTCAGGCAACCGACCAGGTCGATTGCCCAGCTGCGCCCCTCTAGAAACATGAAGCGATTGATCGGGCCGCTCGCCACAACTTCCGGGCGGGCGCCCACAGCGCTCGCGGAAGCGGTCTTCGCTGGCGGCCTGGCCGAAGCCCTGGACTGCACCGAATGAATGCGCCCGCGAGCTCGGCAGAGCGCCATATCAGCGAGCGTGCGCATTGCTGGCACCCTCCGTGTCGGCCACCACCCGCATGTGTAACTTGATGCCGCAGGCGGTGGCCAGGCGGGTCAAGTCGCCAACGGTGGTGCTGCCTTCCTGCAGTGCTTGGCCGAGGCGAACCAGGCGCTGACCAAGATCGCCGATCTCACTACGCTGCCGGGCTGCTTGCTCATGCGTCGGCATGGCGTCCCCCTTGAGCGGCCTGGTAGCCCGCCAGGAACATCTCGTAGCGCGCACGAGTGGACACATCGACAAAGCTGCCGCGGCCTTTCGTCATGTATTCCTCGGGAAGGTCTGCGGGATTCAGCTTGATGAACAGGTCAACCGGATCGATGCTGGCGGTGTCGCGGGCTGGGCGCGCAGGGCGTGCATCGCCCTGGGCTTGGATCTTGTCGTAGATCTCCTGGCGGTGGATGGCAACACCTGCTGGCGCCTCGATGCCGAGGCGTGCCTGCATGCCACTGATGCTCACCACTGTAACGATGATGTCGTCATTGATGCGGATGGTTTCGCCTGTGCGGCGGCTCAAAATCAACATGGTTCAACTCCCTGCTGAGTAGTGGGGTGGTCGACATAACCACCCCTTTGGGGCTTACTTGCCTACACCTATGAATGGGGTGGCCGTGCCACTGGTCATGTATACCGGCAGCTTCCCGTCCCACTTCTCGATCGCGTTGAGCTCAACCACACCAGGGTTCTTGCGCAGCGCCTCGCCCCGTATGTTCAGTGACTCGGCCTCACCCTGCGCGCGCAGTACCGCTGCGTCCTTCAGCCCCTTGGCCTCCTCGCGCGCCTTGTCAGCCTCGGCGATGACCTGGGCTACCTCGTTCTGGCGCTGAGCCGTCTTCTGCGTCGCCTCGATCTTCAGGTTCAGCGCGGCCACCACCTTCTCTGGCAGGCCGATCTCTCCGTTCAAGTACAGGCTCTCGACCACGATGCCGCGGCTATCGAAGTGGTCGCGCACCCGGGCTTCAACGTCCTTCAGGAATCGCTCCTTGTTTGGCCCGTAGATCTCTTCGGCGGTGAGCTTCGACGCGGTGTTGTTGAAAGCGGTGCGGATCACCTGCGGCACGTTGACCTGGACGATCTCGTCCATGGATTTGCGGTAGGTCTGGAACAGCAGTGGTGCTGATCCCGGCTTGGCGCGCAGGGTCATGCCGATCGGCGTGCTGATCTTCATGCCGTCCTTGTCCTGGAACGTCACTGCACCGATGTTGATGTTCTGGTTGAACGTCGGGAACAGGAAAAGCTCCTCGTTCCAGGTCAGCCACTTGTAGCCCACACTGGTTTCGGTGGGCGCCACGCCCTTGTCACTGCCCATCAGATTGACTATCACGCCCGTGTAGCCAGCAGGGACCTTGGAGCAGCCTGCGGTGATAGCGAGCAGGCACAGCATTGCAGCAGCGGCGATCCGCTTCATAGGTTTTCCTCTTTGGTGGTTGCCGCAGGAGTGCGGCGTTTGGTGAAAAGGTGGTAGGCGCCCACGGCCGAGCCGATCAGCCAGACAGCGACAAGGGCGAATCCGATCAGCACCAGCTCGGTGGACTGACTGCTGATGAACGCCGGCGCAATGAAGCGCAGGACCGCCAGCGACACAGCCAGGTAGAGCAGGGCGCATACCAGGGAAATCGACAGATCAAGGGTTCTGATCGTGGGTTGCTTCATCACTTTCTCCAGGGCGAGCAAAGGCCCGCCGCGTTGTTGGCTTTCGCAAAAATCAGGGTTGGGTTAAGTCAGCGCGGGAGTCATGCCACCGCCGAGGCGCACTCGGCGCGCCGGTAGATTCTGGATGCAGCAAAGCTGCGCGCGCCTGGTCGGCGGATGCGAGTGAATTCTTCGGTGCTGGTGATTGACTGGCCGACAAGGACGGCGCATAGCGCGAGGATCGCCGGGGAGATCAGGCCGCGCTTGAATGCCTCGGCAACCAGCGCCGCGCGACGGGTCACACCGAGTTTCGTGGTCAGTGCTAGGAGGCGCTTGTCGATGGTGTCGGGGGCGACGCCCAGTTCACGGGCTGCTTCTTTCGAGGTGCGTCCGGCCGCGATCGCCATCAAGCATTGCAGCTCACGCGGAGCCGCGCCGCGGCCCAGAAAGCCGGTAAAGCCTGCGAAATCTATGGTCGATGCGGTCATGCCAGTAGCTCCATGCGGGGTGCGATGGAGCCAAATCTACAATTCGTAATTTGTAATTGCAAACATTATTTGTAATTTAGGTCGCTAAAAAAGCCGACGTGAGCCAGCCTGTCAAAGCGATTAGGCGAACATCCCCCACCAGAATACGTGACCTATGAGGGTGATCTGCTCAGCCTGAAGCTGTTGGAAGGTGTAGTCCTCGTCGGGATGGTCTTCGCGGTTGAAGCTCCGCAGTCGCAGCCCGGTCGGCAGTCGGTAAACCTGTTTGACGCGGAGCTGCCCGCCATGGCTTACAGCGTACATCTCTCCATCAACAATATCGGTGAGCTGATTTTTGCCCACGTTTACACCGACGATAGCTCCGTCACGAAGCACTGGGAGCATACTGTTCCCGCTGACCGATACGCACTTAGCATTGGAGAACTGCACCCCATTGGCGCGAAGATCTTGCTTGGAGAATCGAAGCTTCGAGGTCGGACGCTCCTCGATTGCAAAACGCCCCGAGCCCGCCGACAGTTCAACCTCCTGCAGCAACGGTACATAAACCTCGTCATCGTCGAGTGGGGTGGATTCGTCCCATACCCGCATGTTTTCTAGGCCAGCGTTTTCACCAGAAGATTGTTCGGCTTCGATAGCGCCGAAGAAATCCGACAAATTCTTTGCGCTCATCAAGTCGCTCGCCCTCAGCAAAACGTGCGCCTGTATGCCAAGAGCGCTTGCAATGTCGCGGAATTTGCTCATGCGCGGTGTAGACCGCCCGGACTCCCATGCCTGCACCGACTGAGGAGTCACCAGCAATCGACGAGCAAGCTCCGACTGATTCAGCCCAAGGCGCTCGCGTTCTTCGGAAATAATTTGTGCGATGGTTTTTTTGCTCATGTCCATAGAGTACAAGCGTCCCTTGTAGGTGGCATTGCAAATTTCGTTTGTAAATTGGTATTTGCAGTTGTAGTCTCGGCAGCAATGCCATAAGTCCGCCGGGACCCCCAATGAGTATCGAAGCCATGGCCTGCGCTGCTGAAGCGCTTGGAAGCCAGACGAATCTAGCCAAGAAGCTTGGTTGCACACCTCAAAACGTTCAGCGCATGTGTGCGACTGGGCATGTTCCAGCCAAGCACGTCCTTCGGATTGAAGCTGCTTCTGGTGTTTCTCGGTATCGGCTTCGGCCTGACCTGTACCCGGAGCCACCGGCGACCTTGATGCAAAGCTTAGCCACGAGAAGCGTGCCCCAGCAGTCCGATGATCCTGCTGTGGATTCATCCAGTGCTTCGGAGCCATCACCATGAAGGCCTCGCCGCATCAGTTTTTGATGCCCAGCTAAATCGCGGGCAACAAAAAGCCCGCTTCGCAGGCGGGCTTCTTAACCAGCTCCTTGCAGGGAGCTTTCGTGAATCTTCGTCACTTGGAGACGATTTCATGCACCCGGAAAATACCACCAGCAATAGCACGCTGCAAGCCCCCCTAACAACGAGGGTTGATTTTCTCAGCACTCCGATCGACAACCGAGGCATTCAGCTCCTCAGTGTCACTGCTGGCGCCAATGCGGAGGATGCATTGCGCGCAGCAAGAACTCTCTCCTCAGGCCTAAGCCAGCTTTGCCAGCACATGCGTGACAGCTTGGATATGGGCGAGTTGGCCTATTGCGACGGCATGGCTGCGCTCTGCTTCCTGGGCGAGGCGGTCAGCGCTCTTGTCTGGTCTGCCGAGAAAAGCGTTGCTACTGCCAATGGGCGAGGGGGGGAGCAGTGAAAAGTCTCCCTGAAACCCTTAGCCACGAGTTCCGTGTTCACGGGCTTCATTCGGTGCTGGAGGCCGCCGGCGGAGTACCTGTCCATGAATCTCTCGATGCCGCGGCCGACTACCTGGAGGCGGTGGTCGGCGGGCTACATGGACTGATGCAGGAATCTTCCATTTCGCACCAGGCCACCCTGATTTTGTTCGCTGTAGAGAATGCGCTGGCGCTCGTCTACGCAGCTCATGCCGGCGTCGATCCTGATCAAGGAGGCTCCGTATGAGCCCAGAAATCGCTGATTCTCACAACGTTGCAGTGGCTGTCGCGCACGATGCAATTGACCAGCTCGCCGCAGCGGTTGACACCATCAACCAGCTTGAGTCGCTTTTAAAGGCTGCGCGCCCCGGGGTAGACCGACACACGGATGCTGCTCGCCTCTTGGATCTTGGCGTCTACGCGGCGATGGACCAGGCCAATGGCTTCGACTGCATGCGGGAAGCCTTGCTGGAGCGTCTGGCCAGTTCCGCACCACAAAAACAGAGTTCGCCAAAAAGTGGCGCGGGAGGTGCGCAGTGAGCAAGGTGATTGAGTTCCCCAGCAAATCTCGGGTGATCAACAAAGCCTACTTCGAGAAGCTCTCCAATGCGGCTCTGATGCTGATGTCCTTTGAGGCAGTCATGGATGCAATCGAGGTGGTCAGTGATGGCGCCAAGATTCGCGAGCGTGACGAAACCTATGTAGGACTGGTCGGAGCGAGCCTTGCGTTGAGCGTCCTGTTCGAACGTCAGACCGGCAATGACGCCGCGGTCGTCTCCGGCGAGCACCTGGAACAAGAGCGCCGTCACTTGCTGGAGGGCGGTCATCCGCCTGGTTTCTCCATCCCGATCGTGTCGACGCTATTGCGGCGGATGCCTCCGACCGCATTCGATGGTTTGAGTAACGTTCAGCTCGCTGCCGCGGCTTTCAACTATAGCGACCGGGTGCGCGAAACCATCATGGATCACTCCCCTCAAGCTTTGGCCATGAGCGAAGCGCGCGTCGGATCGATTGATGCGACCACGGCGCTGAATCTGCTGGTGCTGCGCCTGGCAGGCGGCAGCATGATCGATTTGGCCGGGCACGCCGGCATGATCGCCGGCCCTGGCTCGGAGACTCTGCAATGAAGCCGTCTACCCCCCCTAAGGCGCTCCAGCAGAACGCTGGCACCTCGATCATTGCAGGCCCCTGGCCTAGCTATTCCGCCTTCCGAGGCTTGCCGGAGCGCGAGCGCTGGGTGCTGTACGGATCGGCCAAGGACTACCGCGCCTCGCTGGAGGCGCAGGGCCTGGCAATGGGCGAGAGCTACGACGAATTCATCAAGCGGGTGACCGCTGAGCTGGAGATTTAACCCGTGAGCATCATTCGCGCGCCTCGTCCTGAGGCGAATTTCTACATGCTGAACAAGGCCATCAGCGAGGACACCCGGCTTAGCTGGGCTGCCCGCGGCCTTCTGGTCTTCCTGCTGGGCAAGCCTGACCACTGGGAGGTGTCCACGCACCACCTGATCAACCAGACGGCTGATTGCCTGGGCAAGTCCTCCGGCCGTGACTCGGTTCGCGGACTGATCCGGGAGCTTGAGCAAGCTGGCTACCTCCAGATTGCACTTGAGCGGACAGAGTCTGGAGAGTTCGGTGGGCGCAGTTACACCGTGTCGGAAGTACCGGCGACGGAAAAGCCGGGCCCGGATGAACCGTCCCCGGCAAATCCCCCCCTAGTAAGTATTGAAGGTAAGCAAGTACTGAAAAAACCAGTAAGGACTGAAAAACCCTCGTGCAACTCGGGCGGTGTTGGCGAAGGGTTCGAGCAGTTCTGGAAGCTGTACCCGCGCAAGGTCGGCAAGGACAAGGCTGAGAAAGCCTGGGCAAGGATCAAGCCGGACCAGGCTCTGTTCGACGAAATCATCGCGGCACTGGCTAAGCACTCAACCAGCCATGACTGGACGAAGGACAACGGCCAGTTCATCCCGCACGCCTCGACCTGGCTCAACGGCAAGCGCTGGCGCGACGTACTCCAGTCTGCCGCTGGCGCCGGATCGGCCTACACCAATCTCCCGCAACACACCGACGACATGTACCCGGAGGTGCCTGATGGCGTTCCAAATTTCTGACCTTTTCCACCGCAAGCCGGCCATGCGCGTATTCGCCGGCCAGTGCCCAGTGCACGGCGCGGTCGACATGAGCGAGATCGAGCAACTGGACGGCTCCATGCTTGCCCGTGGCTGCAAGCGCTGCGCCTGGGAGGCGCTGAACACCGCTCCCCGCGAATCCGAAGCATTTGCCCAGGCATCGGCCCTGCGCAAGGCCGAACGCCTCACCGGCGCGCTCATGGGTGCCGGGATCACTTCGCGCTTTGCGGCCAGCACGTTCGATTCGTACCGCACTGGCGCTGCTGTCCCGCAGGTTCAGGCGCTGGAGGTCTGCCGCGAGTATGCCGGCCGGCTCCCTGATAACTATCGGGCTGGTCGCTCGCTGATCCTGACCGGCAACGTTGGCTGCGGGAAGACCCACCTTGGCAGTGCCATCGTGCGCGCTGCGGTGGGTGACGGCGCCCGTGCCTTGATCATGCCTGCCGGCGATATCGTGAGCATTGCCCGCGCCTCGATGGTGCCAGGCTCTGGTTACACCGATCGCGACGTGGTGGTGCACCTGGGTGGCCTGGACCTGCTGGTGATCGATGAAGTCGGAGCCCAGCGGGGCAGTGAGTACGAACTGGGCTTGCTGCACAGCATTATCGACCGCCGGTATCAGGCGGTGCTGCCAACGGTGGTGATCAGCAATCTGGATATTGCCGGCCTCAGGAACTTCATCGGCGACCGGGCCATCGACCGCTTGCGGCAGGGCGGCGGCAAGGCTGTCGGCTTCACCTGGTCGTCGATGAGGGCCAGCGCATGAGGGAGATGTTCAGCATCGAGGCCGAGCATGGTGTGCTGGGCGCGATCATGATGGCTTCACTGCAACAGGATGCCGGGCTGGTCGAAGACATCACCGGCCAGATGACCTCTGGCGATTTCTACCACCCCGACAATGCCGCCCTGTTCGATGTGATTCAGGATTGCCTGGGGCAGGGCATGCCCGTGGATGCGGTGACCGTGGGGTCGATTCAGCGGTCTCTGCCCAGCGGGCAGAACACAATGGCCTACGCCGCCGAGATCAGCAGGAGCGTGCCCTCGGTGGCCAACTGGCGCACCTATGCCCGCATGGTCCGTGAATGGGGGGTAATTCGCCGGATCTTGGATATCGGCGGCCAGGTGCAAGGCATGGTCGAGGACGGCGCACCCGCCAGCGAAGTAATTGGTCAGGCGCAGCAGGCCATGGCCGACCTGAGAGACCTGCAGGGCGGGGTGGCCGAGTACAAGCACATGCGCGACGTGTTGCCGAAGGTCATCGACGCCATGCAGGACGTGCTCGACGACAAGGCCCCGCCGAAGCTCTCTACCGGGCTGGTCGATCTCGACAAGCTGATCGGCTATCTGCGACCCAAGAGCATGGTGGTAATCGCTGGCCGCCCTGGCAGCGGCAAGACGATGCTCGGCCTGCAGATCGTCCAGCACGTTGCCACTCGGGGCCGCGGGGTGGGGCTGGTGGTGAGCTTGGAAATGTCAGAGGAGGAGCTGACGGTGCGCACCATTGCCTCGTTGGGAGGCGTGGACCTGCGCCGCATGGAGGAAGTGAAAGAGCTCAGCGGCGAGGAGTGGGGTCGGATCACCGTGGCGTCCGGCCAGATCAAAGAGGCCGACCTGTACCTGAATGATACCCCTGGGTTGACGGCTTCCGGCATCCGATCTGCTGCCCGCAAGCTTCAGCGGGACCACGGACTGGATATCCTCATGGTCGATTATCTTGGCCTGGTGGCCAGTGATGGGCGCACCTCCACACGCGCCGAGGCCGTGGGCAAGATCTCGATCGCCATGAAGAACCTGGCCAAGGAGTTGGGCATTCCAGTGCTGGTGCTGGCACAGCTGAACCGCAATCCCGCCAGTCGCCCCGGCAAAAAACCCCAGGCCAGCGACCTGCGCGACTCCGGCCAGATCGAGCAGGATGCGGACGCGGTGTTGCTGGTGCACCACGATCCCGAGTCGGAGGCCGGCGAGCAGGGCATCACCGAGATCATCCTCGACAAGGGCAGGCAGGCACCACCAGGGTCCTGCCTTGTGCAGCGCCAGGGGCAGTACGCCCGATTTGCCAACTTCGCCGGGCGCAGCATGCCCAGTGACGATGAGGTCGAGATGGGCAGGGGCAGCTATGCCAGCCGCTACAAGGGGGCCGGCCTGTGAGCGAGCCAATCAAGCTGGCGCCCTGTCCGTTCTGCGAGGGCCCGCCCTGCGTGGAAGCCCGCGATGAGCACGGAAACGAAATTGGCGAAGGCCACCACTTCGATGCCGGCGACGATCGTCCGTGCTTCTCGGCGCACGTCTGGTGCCACGATTGCGGCGCTCAGGGCCCGAACATCGACACCTTGTCCCTGGGCATGTTCGAACATCTGTATGACATGCAGGTGGCGGATGTGATGCGCATCGCCGTGGAGAGCTGGAACAACCGCCACGCGAAGGCCAGGGCCTGCTACGACGCCGGCGACCAGAAGGGGCTGAATCTATGGCCCAGGAGGGACGCATGAGCGACGCGAAGACCCTGACCGTCACCATCAGTGACGCCGAGATCCGCCGGCAAGCCGCTGGCGAGGTGTTCCAGCTGCGCGACCCGCGGCACCGGGAGCTGCGGTTCCGGTTCTCGACCGTGGATCGCTCCAGGGGCGCCTGGCATGTCGTCGTGAGCGGGCGCTGGGGTAAGGCTGGCAACTTCCCTGGTATCAACACCAAGACCATGCTGGCCACGCTGCCGGAGATCCTGGCCCGCCGCGCGGCTGATGCGAAGGCACGGTCCACCACCAGCAGCTGGAGCACCGTTGGCGACGTGCTTGAGTGGTATCAGGACCGCATGAGCCGGGACCGGGGTCTGTCCGCCAAACGCAAGGCCAGCGCCAAGTCGGCGCTGTCCCGCCACCTGCTGCCGCGCCTCGCCGACCTGGTGCTTGGCGAGGTCAGCAAGCAGGCGATTGACCAGCGCCTGATGTGGCCGTTGCAGGAGCGCTATGCCTTGTCATTCGTGCGGTCGGTCTATGGCGTTCTGGCCGTGGCATTTCGTCAGGCTCTGCGCCTGGACATGCTGGCGGCCAACCCGATGGGTGCGCTGAAGTTCACCGACTTCGTACGCACCAGGATCAGACCACGGCCAGCCCGCCTACGTGGCGACGACCTGCCCGCGCTGCTGCTGGTGCTGGGAGAGCGGTTTGACCAGCAGCCCGCTGGCTCCATGTTGGCGCTGATGATGCTGTGCCACGGATCTCGGCTGGGTGAGACCCGGCTGGCGCGCTGGCGCAACATCAACTTGGAGAGCGGGCACTGGTTCATCCCCGCCGGCGACACGAAGACCAAGGCCGAGCACACGCTGCCGCTGACCGCCCAGGCATGCGGACTGCTGCGGCGGTACCGGGCTGGCCAGGCGGCAAGGGAGTACACCGGCCCGCTGCTGTTTCCTGGCAGCGCCGGCTCGGCACTGAGCCCGAGCAAGGCCAGCGCCCTGTTCCCCGATCTGGCTAAGGGGGAATGGTCGAGCCATGACCTGCGCAAGGTCGCCCGCACGGCCTGGACTGACCTGGGGGTGGATTACATGGTCGGCGAACTGCTGTTGAACCACGCCATGAAGGATCTTGACGCCACCTACATCCACACCACCGCCGAGGGGCTGAAACGCCGTGCACTGGAGGCATGGCACCAGCACCTGGATCGGCAGGGATTTGCCGCGATTCATACCGAGACATTGTTGGGACAGGAAAACAACGTCTGCGCACCCGAAGCCTTGATTGGCGGGGCGTACAGCGCAATCACGCATCCATCCCAAGGGAGGATGCAAATTCACGAAGACAAGCCAGGAGATGGCCATGAATAACCTCACAGCGGCCATGCCGCGCAAGAGCCTGACCCCGGTAGAGCGGGAGTTCCTGAAGAAGGGCAATCGCCTGCTGCTGGACCAAACCAATGGCCGCATCGCCTCGGCGGCGCTGATGGATATCGTCGCTGACTGGCACGCCTCCCGCGCCAACCAGGGGTTCGAGCAATTCGCCAAGGCCTGGATCATCCAGGGCGGCGCCAAGAACAAGCATGCCTTCAAGCTCCTCTGCGAGCTGTTCGGCCTGGACACTGACCCGACGCCCCGGAGGGCTGCATGAAGAAACGTACCTACGTGGACAAGCCGCTGGGCGATACCGAGTACTTGCTGGAGCAATGGGGGTGGTGGCGACTGAGCGAGATGGGGGTGCCGCGATACGTTTCGCCGCTGTACGCCCTGATGCGAGACAACGTTCCGTCCGAGGGAGGCAGTAGGCAGTACGTGATCACCGATGACCTGGCGCTGATCATCGATGGTGCCGTCGCACGCCTGACGAAGCGCAATCAGCAGATGGGTGACTTCGTATGGTTTTACTTCGGCGCCAAGCAACCCGCGATGCGGGTAGGCAGCGGCGCGGGGATGTCCGAGCGCAAGGCGCGGGAGATCATCAAGGCGGGAGTAGCCTGGATCGATTGTGCGCTCGAGGAGATTCGAGAGGCAGCGTAAAAAGTTCTATGCGGGCGGATAAACACCTGTTTTCATAGCAGCGTGTCCAGCTTGCAACAACGCGACACAGAGAAACCCCGGCCATTGTGTCGGGGTTTTTGTTTTTGGTCCTTGAATGCCGAAACAGGGCTGCTAAAGTCTGCGTCCTTTTTCCAAGCCTGAGAGGGATCTTATGCGCCAGATTTTTGCCAAGACGTTCGGCGGACTGACACCTAGCTACTACATGCGTCAGCTCATTTTTGGATCGTTGTTTGCGATTCTGATTCTATCGGTCGCTGCCAATAGCCCAAGCGGTCTTATGGGCAAGCCGGGGTTGATTGTGATGGCGATAGTTTGCACGCTGCTCTACCCATATTCTCGATTCGTATACGAGAGCGTGGTTGGTTACGTCATGGGCGGCAATGTGTTTTTTGTAAATGCCCTTCTTATGCTGATGGTGAAAGTCTTCACGATGGCCATGTGCTGGTCGTTTGCAATTTTCGTCGCACCGGTTGGTCTCGCCTATCTTTACTGGCATCACAGCAGGCAAGTTTCCTGAGCCTTCAAGCCCAGCCATCGCGCTGGGCTTTTCGATTATGCGGCTCGCAAGCGGCACGAGATAGACGAACCCCAGCCTACAAGTCGGGGTTTTTTGTTATCGAGGGGCTCACTCTCACGTCTGAGATACCGAGCTCTTTCGCCAGCTGAATGTGATCCAGAGCTGAGGTGCGAGGCAGATCGACGCGCAAAACCTGGTCCTCATAGGACATGTGGAGCGTGATGAGTGCGAGCAAAGCATCATCGAGCGATAGGGTGTCAGTTGATGCCTCGCAGCACCACCATCGCTCCTTTCCCCTCAGGAAATAGTCAATTCTGAATATCATCTCGATTCCTATGTATGTCGGCTTGGGCTGGAGTCTAGGCAATGCCGGGGACCTTAGCTGTGTCGGCCGTCCCGTTTTATGCAGATGACACGCCCAGGCAGCTGGGCTAAGTCGGTAGTGGCATCGATCAAAGCCGTGCGCTCCCTGATCGGTTACGCGATGAGAGGCTGGGGTACGTGACCCATCGATCCAGCCCATCAAGCCGGGCAAGCACCGGCCCTCTGCACCCATTCCAAGGCTCGCCATATCGGCGGGCCTTTTTCGTTTCTGGAGCCAGACAATGAACGACCAAGTAAAACGCGACAAGCAGGCGGTGATTGATGCGGTAGTGGGTGGCGACCTGGACAGCCTGGCTCCTGCGCTGAAGCGGCTGTCCGGAAGCAGCCCTTATGACTTTGTCGTCGCTACCGAGGCATTGCTGAACACCGAACAGCGCGAGCAGCACCTCACCCTTGGGGTCTACATTGGCTCCAGCCACATGCCCGACTTCTTTCACGCCGAAGGCGTGGTGTACGGCGCCATCTATGTGGACGGCTCCCCCTTCTGCAAGCGAGCCTGCCCAGTTGGTACCGGCCTGCCGATTGCCGAAGTGCGCGTGATCGTCGAGGCAGCCCGACAGGAATACGACAACTCGGTGCTCGAGCGCGTGACCAAGCTCAAGGAGCAGTTCGAGCAGATGGACCGACTGCTGGCTGGGCATTCCTTTGCCGACAGCAAGCTGGTCAGCCTGGCTCACGTTGAGCTGGTGAAAGGCCAGGCGCTCCTGGTGGCAGCGCTCACGCCCGCGGCCATTCCTGCCCACCAGAACAAATAACCCATAACTCCCCGAAAGGGAGGAACCCGGATGCCCAACATGCCCGAGAAAGACCCTGGCCTTTGGGCCGCCGTGATCGCCTGGGTGATCGCCCACCAGCCACAGCTTTACGCTGCCGGGCTGTCTGTCGGTATTGCCGCGCTGCGCGTTGTGTACGGCGGCGGCACACGTCGGCAGGTGATCTTGGAGGGTGCCTTGTGCGGCCTCATCACCCTGGCACTGGTGCCGCTGCTCGAATGGATGGGCTTGCCGCAGGGCATGGCCACCTTCGCTGGCGGTGCTGTTGGCTTCATGGGAGTGGAGAAGCTGCGCGGCTACTCCGATGTGTTCATGTCCCGCAAAGCACAAGGATGACCCGATGATCACGCTGACTGACATCAACCGCCGCCAGCATTATCTGGCTCCACGCGCTATTGCCCGCGTGCAGGAAGCCGGCACTAGCTCCCAGTGGCATGGCATCTGCGCCGTGGTCCACACGTTCGACGGTCAGGTCTTGGAGGTGCGTGAGCGTGCCGCCGATATCGCCAGCCAAGTCGGCATGCGGCGGGATGAGTGATGGGCTGCAGCGGATGTGCCGCCCGGCGCGAACGAATCAACAAATGGACAAAGGTGGCATATGAACGAGCAAGAAGCCTTTTCGCACCAAATCGAGAGTCTGAGCCCGAAGAAGGGCGACCTGCTGGTGATCAGCGTGCCTTTTCCTTTGAAGGCGGAAGTACGCGAGAAGCTGGCAGGGGTCCTGAAGGGCACGACCGATCGCCTGGACTGTGAACTGCTTGTACTTGAGGCGGGTATCACCGCTCAACTGCAGCCTGGCGTGAGCGACTTGCTGGCCGAGCAGAAGAAACAGACCGCGCTGCTCGAGCAGATCGCAAGCCAGAACCTGGCGCTGATCGAAGCGCTGGCCGATGACAATGGCCAGGATGAAGACGCGCCGCAACTGAACTACCTCAGCGGCGCGCCCATTTACGGTGGCCGGTGATGGCCAAGCTTCCCACCCTGCAATCCAGGCTGAAGCCTGTAGAAGGGCGCAAATTCTCGACTACCAACACATCGGAGCTCCGGATGACCGGCAGTAGGCTTCAGGCTCGTCGCTTGCGGTTGTGGACGGAATCGCCGATGTGCGTTGAATGCGGCCGAGTTGTTGCCTATCCGAATGGCTTCGAGCTCGACCACCGCGTGCCGCTACATCAAGGCGGTGCCGACACCGACGAGAATTGTCAGATCCTTTGCTGTGGACCTGGTGGCTGCCACCTGAAGAAGACGGCGACCGATAGTGTCGAGCTGGGCGTGCACCGATCTGATTCGAAAACGGGGGGCTGACGTGCTTCATCGGGACGGTGACGCGCTGCAAAGGGGGAGGGGTGGGGTCAGACCTCACACCTTTCCGTTTCGGAAACCTCCCCCTCTCCCATTCGCAGTTTTTTTCTCCTTTCACGGAAAAGTTAACCATGGCTTTAACCGACAAGAAGCGACGGTTTGCTGACGCTTTGCTGTCGGGTAAGTCAAACCGAGACGCGGCTATCGCTGCCGGGTATTCAGAGAAAACCGCGTCGCAAGCGGGCTCCAAGCTTGCAAAGGACCCAGATGTCATCGCCGCAATTGGTCGGCATCTGCGCGAACGGCAGGCAGCAGCCACTGAAGTTAAACCAGATCGAAAAGTTAAAGCCCCCACGCCAGAGGATGGCGCTGTCGGGGAGCTCGACCTGGGCGATTTCGACGACCCGATGGACTTTTTGAAGGCGGTCATGAATGAGCAGGCTGCCGAGCCCAAGTTGCGCGTCGATGCCGCCAAGGCACTGCTGCCCTACAAGCACGGCAAGGTCGCCGACCAGGGCAAGAAGGAACAGAAGGCCGCAGCGGCCGATCAGGTCAGCAAGGGGCGTTTCGGCTCACGTCCGCCACCGACACTGGTGGTCAACAACAAGGGGTGACGCATGGAGTGGACGACCGCCTGTCCAGACTGGGAGGCTCGGATCGTTGCCGGCCAATCGCTGATTCCTTTCAAGCCGCTGTTTCCCGATGAGGCCGAGGCCGCGCTTGAGGTGTTCAAGGCGCTGAAGGTCGTTGACCTGCCAGGCCAGCCGACTTTCGGCCAGTGCTGTGATGAATGGGTGTTCGACTTCGTCGCCGCCATCTTCGGGGCATACGATGCCGAGCACGGTAAGCAGCTGATTCGGGAGTTCTTCCTGCTGATCAGCAAGAAGAACACGAAATCGACGATCGCTGCCGGCATCATGCTGACGGCGCTGATCTTGAACTGGCGGCACGACGAGGAGCTGCTGATCATCGCGCCGACGATTGAGGTTGCAGCTAACAGCTACAAGCCGGCCGCCGGTATGGTGCGGGCCGATCCCGAGCTTAGCGAACTGCTCCACGTCCAGGACCATATTCGCACCATCACCCATCGGGTGAACAACGCGGCGCTGAAAGTGGTGGCGGCCGACACCGACACGGTCTCGGGCAAGAAGTCCGGCAAGATCCTGATCGATGAGGTTTGGGTGTTCGGCAAGCGCGCGAACGCAGACGCCATGCTGATGGAGGCAACCGGTGGCCAGATTTCCCGAGACGAAGGGTTCGTTATCCTGCTGTCAACGCAGAGCGATGAGCCGCCGGCAGGCGTCTTCGAGGAGAAGCTGAGCTACTACCGAGATGTTCGCGACGGCGTGGTCAATGACCGCAAGTCGCTGGGTGTCCTGTACGAGTTCCCCGAGGCCATGGTCAAAAGCAAGGCCTACCTCAAGCCGGATAACTTCTACGTTACCAACCCCAACATGGGCCGCTCGGTCAGCAGGGAGTGGCTGGAAGACGAACTGGCGAAGAACCTGCGCAAGGATGAGGGGAGTCAGCGGAAGTTCCTGGCCAAGCATCTGAATATCCAGATCGGCATGAACCTGCGAGCGAATCGCTGGGCCGGCGCCGACCATTGGGAAGGGCGGGGCGATACAAGCCTGACGCTCGATGAGTTGCTGCTTCGAAGTGAAGTGGTAGTGGCTGGAATCGACGGCGGTGGACTGGACGACCTTCTGGGTCTGAGCTTGATCGGTCGCGAGCGGGGTAGCCGTCGATGGCTGCACTGGGCTCATGCCTGGGCACACAAGATCGCGCTGGAGCGTCGCAAGGACATCGTCAGCGTCCTGCAGGATTTTGCGGCAGACGGTGACCTGACCGTTGTCGATCTGCCCGGCGACGATGTGCGGGACGTTGCCGACATCATCTGCCAAGTACGAGATGCCGGCCTGCTGCCTGAAAAGCAGGCCATCGGCGTCGATGCCGCAGGCATCGGCGACATCATTGACGAGCTCACCACCGAGGAGCGCGGGATCACTATGGAGAGAATCGCTTCAGTGTCTCAAGGCTGGCGCTTGAATGGTGCGATCAAGACCACAGAGCGCAAGGTGGCCGGCGGTGAGTTCATTCACGGAGGCTCCCGGCTGATGGCCTGGTGCGTGGGCAACGCCAAGACCGTGCAGGTCGGCAACGCAATCGCGATCAACAAGCAGATCAGCGGCACCGCCAAAATCGACCCGCTGATGGCGACCTTCGATGCGGCAACGCTGATGGCGCTGAACCCGGAAGGCTCTGGTGATCTCCAGGGCTTCTTTGATAACCCGATCATGGTAGGAATCTGATGGCCGACAAGAAACCGGGCCGGGTGAAGGCTGCGCTGCAAAACTGGCTCGGGGTACCCATCGGCTTGAAGGACGGCGCATTTTGGCAGGAGTGGTTCGGCAGCTCCGCTTCTGGAAAGCACGTTTCGGTCGACAAGGCCATGCAGCTGTCCACAGTGTGGGCGTGTGTGAGGCTGCTGTCCGAATCCGTCTCAACGCTTCCGCTCAAGCTGTACCGGCGCCTCCCTGATGGATCTCGGGAGGTCGCCAAAGATCATCCACTGTTCCGTGTGCTGTGCCGCATTCCGAACGCCGAGATGACCCCGCAGCGCTTCATGCTGCTGGTCGTGGCGAGTATTTGTCTTCGAGGTAATGCCTTCATCGAGAAGAAGATGATTGGCAGCAGGATCATCGCCCTGGTGCCACTCCTTCCCCAGTGCATGAGGGTAAAGCGGCAGGACAACGGGCGCCTGAAGTACACGTACAACGAGAATGGCGTGGATCGCGACATTCCCGAGAAGAGCCTGATGCACATCCGCGGCTTTGGCCTAGACGGGGTGTGCGGGATGCTTCCGGTCACCACCGGGCGGGAGATCTTCGGCTCGGCGATGGCGATAGAGGAGGCTGCGGCGAAGGTGTTCGCGCAGGGGATGCAGGCCTCGGGCATCCTAAGCAGCGATGCCAAGATCACGCCGCAACAGCGCGAGCAGCTACGGGCCAGCATGCAAGCGTTCATGGGATCGAAGAACGCCGGCAAGATCATGGTGGCGGAGGCGGGCTTCAAGTACCAGGGCATCACGATGAACCCTGAGGCTGCACAGATGCTGGAATCCAGGTCCTTCGGGATCGAGGAAATGTGCCGTTGGTTCCGCGTGCCGCCGTTCATGGTCGGGCACATGGACAAGCAGTCCAGTTGGGCTGCCTCAGTTGAAGCGCAGAACCTTCACTTCCTGACAAACAGCCTGCGGCCATTGCTGGTCAACATTGAGCAGGAGATCACTCGCTGCCTGATCGGCGAGGCCGATGCCGACGACTACTACGCCGAGTTCGCGGTTGAGGGCTTGCTGCGTGCAGACAACTCGGGCCGCGCAGCCTGGTACAACACGGCCCTGCAAAATGGCTGGATGTCTCGCAACGAGGTGCGGCGGCTGGAGAATTATCCGCCGATCCCGGGCGGCGACACCTACACAGTCCAGTCCGCACTTGTGCCATTGGAGGAGCTCGGCAAGCCGGCAGCAGGCGTATCGCCGGCGGCCTCAGCATTCATGCTTCGGCTGGTCTCGGCGCGCAACAACGACGACCGAGAGGCCATCAACAAGGCTGTCGAACTGGCATCCCAGGCTCTGGAAGTTGGAAACCCAGACGGCCCCATGATGGCCCACGCGCTGATATCGATGCCGCTGCTCAAAGCGGCCTGACCTGGAGTAACCCATGACCCTTAAGACACTACCGGCAGCGCCGGCGGTGCGGCCGCACGCGCGCGTCGAATCAGACCTACTGCCAAAGGCCATGGAGCGCTGGAATCCAGCGATAAAGGCGGCAGCCGGTGATGACTCCACCACCATCACCATGTACGACCCGATCGGCATGGATTGGTGGACGGGCGAGGGCGTCACCGCCAAGCGCGTCGGTGCCGCACTTCGCAGCATCGGCGACAAAGACATCACCGTGAAGATCAACAGCCCTGGCGGCGATGTTTTCGAGGGCTTGGCGATCTACAACTTGCTGCGCGAGCACAAGGGCAAGGTGACCGTTCAGGTGCTTGGCCTGGCTGCCTCTGCTGCTTCGTTCATTGCTATGGCCGGCGATGAAATCCAGATCGCCCGAGCCGGTTTCATGATGATCCACAACGCTTGGACCATCGCCGCTGGCGATCGAAACGACTTCACCGAAGTCGCCGACTTCCTCGACCAGATCGACGGAACCCTGGCCGATATCTACTCGGTCAGGACCGGGGATGAGGTCGCCGCGATGCGCGCCCTCATGGATGTCGAGACCTGGATGGGCGGCAGTGCGGCAGTCGAGGCCGGCTTCGCTGACGGCTTGCTCCCATCGGATGCGGCCCAGGAAGACCCGCAAGCCATCGCGCCCCAGCAGGTCGCGGCGCGACGCCTGGATACGATCCTGGCCAAACAGGGCATGCCTCGCTCAGAGCGTCGTTCCCTGATTCAAGAACTCAAGGGGGGTACGCCTAGCGCTGCCCCCTCCGGTACGCGCAGCGCTGCCGAAAACCAGGCCGACTTGGCCAACCACTTTGCCGATCTACAGGCCGCCATGTCGCGGTTCTCGGCAGCAGCCCTCAAGTAACCGGAGAAGATCCCATGGCAGATAATACCGCCGACCTGTTGAAGCAGGTCTCCAACGAGCTCAAGCAGGCTACCAGCGATTTCAGCAAGCAGGCCGAGAACGCGCTGGCCGAGGCCAAGAAGGCCGGAAGCTTGTCCGAAGAAACCAAGAATGCCGTCGACGAACTGGCGACCAAGTTCAACAGCCTGACCGAGGCCGAGAAGCAGCTGAAAGCCCAGCTGGGCGAGCTCGAGCAGGAGTTCGCGCGCCGGCCTTCGGCTGGCACTCCGCAAGCCCAGGACAGCCTCGGCGGCGTTGTGATCAAGAGCGAAGCGCTCAAGCAGTTCGCGGCCAGCATCGAGGGCGGTAAGCGCGTCAACATTCCGGTCAGCGCCGCCCTCCTTTCCACCGATATCCCGGCCGGCATCGTCGAGCCCCAGCGCCTGCCCGGCATCGACACCGCGCCGAAGCAACGTCTGTTCATCCGCGACCTGATCGCCCCGGGCCGAACCACCGCCCCGGCGATCTTCTGGGTGCAGCAGACCGGCTTCACCAACGCCGCCAAGGTCGTGGCCGAGGGTACCGCCAAGCCGTACTCGAGCATCGAATTCGCGTCGAAGCTCACCGCGGTGTCGACCATCGCCCACATGTTCAAGGCCTCCAAGCAGATCTTGGACGACTTCGCCCAGCTGGGTTCGACCATCGATGTTGAAATGCGCTACGGCCTCAAGTACGTGGAGGAACAGGAGATCCTGTTCGGTGACGGCACCGGCGTGCACCTGCACGGTATCGTCCCTCAGGCCTCGAAGTACGTCCCGGCATTCGAGGTAGAGAAACGGTCGGGTATCGATGATCTCCGTCTGGCGATGTTGCAAGCCCAACTGGCGCGTTTGCCGGCCTCTGGCCATGTCCTGCATTTCATGGACTGGGCAAAGATCGAGCTGACCAAGGACTCCCTGGGCCGCTACATCCTCGCCAACCCGTTGGGCCTGGCTGGTCCAGTGCTGTGGGGGCTGCCTGTCGTGGCTACCGAGGTCGCTGCCTTCCTGGGCAAGTTCCTGACCGGCGCATTCCAGACCGGCGCTCAGCTCTTCGACCGTGAAGATGCCAGCGTGGTCATCTCGACCGAGAACGCCGACGACTTCGAGAAGAACCTCATCTCGATCCGCTGTGAAGAGCGTGCAGCCCTGGCGGTAAAACGTCCGGAAGCATTCATCTTCGGTGAGTTCGCCGCCCCGGTCACCCCGTAACCCTGAGTGAGGGCCGCCCGAGCGGCGGCCCCGGAGGCATTCATGAAACTGAAAACCCTGAAACCTCTGTATCTGGGCGGCCAAACGCTGGTGGAAGGCACGCCCTTTGAGACCATCGAGCAGCACGGGCGCCAGTTGATCCAGAAGGGCTATGCCGAACTGGACGACTCGGAACGCGAGGTGGTGGTGACCATCTCGCAGGAAGATGCAGTTGGCGCGGGCGTGCTGACTTCCACCAGCCTGAGCGTTCTGACCCAGCCGCTCGCCGCGTCTGGTGCAGTCGGTCCTCTCGGCCTCAAGCAGGAAGGACATGGCAAGTGGATCATCGTCGGCGAAGACGATAAGCAGGTCGGTGATTTCTTGGGCAACAAGGCTGACGCCCAGAAGGAACTGGATCGCCTGGCTGCTGAGGCCAAACCGGCGCAGGAGTAAAACATGTCTGTTATTCCAATCGACTTGGCCATGCACCACCTACTGGCAGAGCCGGAAGACCAGGTGCTGGTACAGGCCTATCTCGATGCGGCGGAGGCGGCGGCGATGCAGTTTCTGAATCGCCGCTTCTACCTGGACCAGGTGGCGCTCGACGCGGCCAAGGCAGCATTGCCGGGGCACATGCAGGCAGCGCGCGAGGCCAACACTGAGGGGGTCGCTGCAGCCGAGGCGGAGCAGGACCACGTCGCCCGTTGCCGTCTGCTGGAGTACGCCCGCAAAGCACTGGCCGACGCCTACGACCAGGCCGACGCGATCGCCTACGGCATGGTGATCAACGCCGCCATCCAGTCTGCTTGCCTGCTGAAGCTCGGCCACCTGTTCGCCAACCGCGAGGAGGTGGTCACCGGCGCTATTGCAACCGAGCTGCCGCTGGCGTCCCAGCACCTGCTGATGCCTTACCGTATCCGGATGGGCGTGTAATGCGTGCCGGCCGGTTGCGGCACCGCATCGACATCCAGGAGCTGGTGCCGGTACGCCAGCCCAACGGTGAGTTCGGCGAGCCTGTCTGGGTGACGCGCTGGCCCAAATGCCCGGCGAGTGTAGAGGACCTGTCTGCGCGGGACTTCATTGCCGCCAAGGCCGGCCAGGCAGAGGCAACCAGCCGGATGGTCATTCGGTACCGGCCTGGCGTACAGCCGACCATGCGCATCATTTACCGCGACGAGATCTACAGCATCGTCGGGCCGCCACTTGCCGACCCTGACTCTGGGCTGGACTACCTGACCATTCTGACTTCGAAGGGGGTGAAGGATGGCTGAAACAGTCGAATTCAGCCTGATCGGGCTGGACAGCCTGCTGGGCAAGCTGGAGGCCGTCAGCTACGACGTGAAGCGCAAGGGCGGCAGGGCCGCGCTGCGCAAGGCTGCCCAGGTCATCATGGCCAAGGCCAAGGAAGGCGCTGAGCGGATCGACGACAAGGAAACTGGCCGGGCAATCTCGGACAACATCGCGCTGCGCTGGAATGGCCGCTTGTTCCGATCTACCGGCGACCTCGGTTTTCGCATCGGCGTGCTGCACGGCGCCGTGCTCAAGAACGGCGGCGACCTGAGCCAGAACGCACCGACGCCGCATTGGCGCCTGCTGGAGTTCGGTACCGAGAACATGGCGGCAGTGCCGTTCATGCGCCCGGCGCTGGCCGACAGCATCAACGAGGCGACCAACACTTTCATCACTGAATACGAGAAGTCCGTTGATCGTGCGATCAGGCGGGCACTCAGGAATGGGGTATCTGCCTGATGCGTGCACCGATCTTCGATCTCTGCTCTGCAGACGCGGCTGTCGGCGCGCTGCTGGGCGCCGGCCTGGACACTCGGCTTTACTCGTTTGGCGAGGCGCCCGAGGGGGTCGCCAAGCCCTACGCGGTCTGGCAGGTGGTCACTGGCTTGCCAGAGAACTACTTGGCCGGTCGCCCAGACGTTGACGGCCTCACCCTGCAAGTCGACGTGTACGCGAAAACAGGGGATGTCGCCCGCCAGGTGCGTGATGCGATCCGCGACGCCATCGAGCTCCACGCCTATATCACCCGGTGGGGCGCCGAGTCGCGCGACCCTACGACCGAGAGCTGTCGGGCAGGCTTTGATGCTGCCTGGATTCTCAAGCGCTGACCTGCACCCGTAAAACCCCGCCCGCCTTGTGCGGGCTTTTTTATGCCCGACATTTGGAGAACGACATGTCGATCCTCACGCAAGGAACCCAGATCTACGCCCTGGTGCCGCCGGTGTCCGGTACCGGGCCCCGCACCGTCATGGAGGTGGAGTGCGCCACCAGCTTCGAACCCGGCGGCGCGCCGGCGGAGCAGATCGAGGACACCTGCCTGGTGGCCAAGGAGCGCAGCTACAAGAAAGGCCTGCGCACCCCTGGCCAGGCCTCGTTGGGCCTGAACGCCGACCCGAACAACCCGAGCCACATCCGCCTGCACCAGATGTCCGAAGCCGATGGAGACACCACGGTGCACTGGGCCGTGGGCTGGGCGGACGGCACTGCAGCCCCAACCGCCGTTTCGGCCGGCAGCCTGGCGGTGATCGCTGTGACCAATGCCGGCAGCGGCTACACCAGCGCGCCGACCGTCAGTATCAGCGGTGGTGGTGGTACCGGTGCGACCGCAACCGCCGTAGTTGATGACGGCGAGGTGGTGAGCATCAACATCACCAACCCAGGCAGCGGCTACACCAGCGCGCCGAACGTCACCTTCGCCGGCGGCACCGGGACCGGGGCAGCTGCAGCAGCAGAGATCAGCGAGGAATCCGACTTCGTTCTGCCGCCGTCGCGCACCTGGTTCACTTTCTCCGGCTACGTTGCCGACTTCCCGTTCAACTTCGCGCTGAACGCCGTGGTGGCGTCCACCGTCGCGATCCAGCGTTCGGGCGGCTCCGCCTGGATTCGTAAGGTGACCGCATGACCGAGCTGAGCATTGCAAACCTGAAGAAGGCCAAGGCCTTCACGGCCCGCCCGGTGGCCAAGGAGATCGAGTGGGCCGGCAGCAAGTTCACTTGCTACGTGCGCCCGCTGTCCTACCAGACGGCCGTGGGCGACATTGCCGCGCACCGCGGCGCCGACCCACTGGCCTGCCGCATCGCTTCCAGCATCTGCGATGCCGAGGGCAAGCCGGTGTTCACCGTGAACGACATCACCGGCGAGGCCGATCCGGAGAAGGGGGCTCTCGATCCCGACCTGACCAACCTGCTGCTGATCGCCATCGGTGAAGTGCAGAACGGCGCCGCCCCGGGAAAGAAGAAGCGCTAG